CGGGCAAGTTCGCGCCCACCGAGCGCCAGGTGTGCACGTCGGCGGCGGAGTTGATCTGACCGTCCGACATGGCCGCTGTGCCCCAGGGCAGCTTGCCGACCGACATCCCATTGGTGCGCCACGCCGCGATCGAGGCGGTGTCGGTGGGCGCGGCCAGGGCGCGCAGCACACTGCGGGTGGCGTCGGAGGCGTTGCCGGTCAGTAGCAACCCGTTGGTGACGCCGTCGCTGCCGCTGGTCGGCGCGACGGCCAGCACGCTCGTGCTGGGCAGCGCGGCGCCGCCGAACGCGCTGGGCACCTTGGCGACCAGCCGGCCCGAGGAGTCCACGGTGAGCACGTCGGAGCCGCCCTGCTCACGGGCGGTGAGCAGGTTGCCGGCGGTGGAGGCGTGGGCGCGCAGCACCAGGCCCAGGTCACCGGCCGCCTGCGTCTTGACGTAGACCCGACCGGTGGTGCCGACCGTGAGCGTGTCGGCCAGGGGGGCGGCGGCGAGCAGGCCGGAGGTGCGCAGGCTGGCCACCGAGGCGAGGTCGCCCTGGTAGGTGGCGTACGCGGTCGCGGTGCCCAGTGTCGCCTCGGCGGTCCACGCCTTGTCGGTGCCGGCCTGCCCGGACAGCGCCACGGTGCGGCGGCCCAGCGCGGCCACCGGGCCGCCGATCCACTCCCAGGTGCTGCCCTGGCGGCGGTAGAGCGAGTAGGACCCGTCCGTGGTGGCCAGGCGCACGTAGCGCTTGGGGAACAGGCCGGTGGTGGGCAGCGTGGTGTAGGACAGGCCGTCGTCGTAGGCGGCGAATGCTTCGACGTTGGCCCCGATGCTGTTCAGCTCGCCCATGTCCGGGCCGTCGATGTTCTCCACGCCCCACTGGGGGAGCGCGAACGCGGTGGTTGTCGTCTCGGCCATCTGGTCCTCCGCCGCTAGGTGATCAGCCGGAACAGGCCGGCGTCGAGGTTGACGACGCTGCCGGACGCGAGGGTGCCGACATCGATCGAGGGCAGTGCGTTAGCCGCCGCCACGGGCGCGAGGTGCTGCCCGGACACTCGGGTCCAGGTGTTCGCCGCTACCGAGGGGATGGTGATCGTGGTGGAGCCCAGCGAGCCGTGCGCGGCGTTGGTCCACGCCACGGTCAGCACCACGTTGGTCAGGGCGACGGTGGACAGCAGTGAGAAGCCGTAGAGGTAGTCGCGCGAAGCCAGAATGCCGGGGATGACGGCGGCGGCGGCAAGACCCGCGCCGCTGACGCTGGCGACCAGGTTGGCCTCGAACACGCCGTCCACGCCACCCTCGATCGAGGTGAACGCGGCGGAGTGCAGGGCCGACCAACCGGTGGTGCCGGTCTCGAAACTGGGGTTGACCATGAGGTTGTCCGGCACGCTGGCGTAGGACAGCCCCGACTCCTCGATGCGCTGCCAGGTGCCGGCCAGCCGCCAGTCCAGCCAGGTGGGCCGAGTAGCGGCCAGGGTTGCCCAGCTCGCCTCGTAGGAGCGCGTGTGCAGCACCGCGCCGGCCGGCTTCACGCCCTTGCGCAGGATGGCGTCGATGACCGCGCCGGGGTCGGGTGTCTCGCTGGCGCGGGTGACGACGGTGAGGTCCCACGGGCCACCGGCCGTGTTACCGGCGGTGGCCTGGAGGCACTTGGCGAAGCGGGAACCGGTCAGCGCGGAGCGGGCCGCGTCCTCGATCGCAGAGGTGGTGCCGGCGCGCCAGCCCGAGGTGGCGAAGGCGATCGTGTCGCGTTGTTCGGCGTCGGAGGCGGCCGGGTCCAATCGGGCGCCCACCAACTGGGCCAGCCACGGCAACCACGCGGAGTCGGCCTGCATGGGATCGCCGAGGCTGGAGAGGCGCGAGATCCGGGCGGCCTGCCAGTTGGCCAGCTCTTGATCGATCATCCCCCACGGAATGGGCGTGGCCGGCCCGACCGGGCGGTCGCCGTCGATGCCGATGTAGGTGTCGCTCACCGCGCCGCCGGGGTCGGTGATAGCGGCCAGATAACGCTTGAATGTCCACGTCAGGTCGCGGGCGTCCATCGTGGCGTAGACCTCGGGCAGGCGCTGCCAGATCAGTTGCGTGATCTGCGACATGAACGGCACCTGCCCGTCGCCGGGCACCGGCTCGCTGGTCAGCGGGGTGGTCACCGGCTCACGGTCCTTGCGTGACGGTGATCGTGCCGGCCTGTGGTAGGGCGGCGATGCCGCTGATGGTGTGGTCGGCGGCGCTGCCGGCCAGGGTGACGGTCACGACGCGGTCCACGCCGGGCACCTGGTCGATCAGGCTGATCATCTCGTTGAGGTAGATGGTCGCGCCGGTGATCCAGGCCAGTGGGTTGAGGTAGGTGGTGATCGCGGCGGACACGGATGCCTGCACGGTGGGGAAGTCCGCACCGGCGCTCGGCACCACCTTGGTGGTCACGGCGACCGACACGATGGTGGCGTCGATGACCGAGACGATCAGGATGCTGACAGCTTGGGCCTGCATCGCGGTCTGGAGGTCGGCTTTCGCGTCGGTGGACAGCGCGGTGCCGTTCGGTCCGAGTACGGCCACGGTCATGTAGCCGGGGTTGTCGCCGGGCACACCGCCGCCGGCCGGGTTGTACAGGTCCAGCGCCATGGCGGCCGACACACCGGCCTGCGAGAGCGCGTAGGCCACGAACTGCGCGGGCACGACCAGCGCGGCCGAGAGGCGGGACAACTCCTCCACGCCCCGGTCGCGCCACGAGTCGTCGGTCTCGGGGTCGCGGCCATCGGCCACGTCGGTGGCCAGCACGACGGAGTCCACGAAGGGCAGCGGGTCGGCCATGACCAGCGCGGTGCCGGTCGGGGTGCCGTTGGCCGAGGCGGTGAACGTGTCGCCGATGACCGAGACGACGCCGGAGGTGTCGCCGGGCGCCACGGCCAGGCCCGGCGGTTCGACCAGCAGGGTGACCGTGGTGCCATCGGCCAGCGGCAGGTAGATGCGCGTGCCGCCGGGCACGGTGTGTCCGAGCGAGTCGCCGAAACTCAGGGTCACGGTCGCGTCGGGCGGGGCGCCGTAGTCCTTCTCGACACCGGCCATGGTGATCACGGCTTCGGCCACGGCGCCGGGTACCCGGTTGATCGCCACCACCAGCTCGGCGTAGATCAGCGCGATGGACTCGATCACCAGGGACTCGATGTTGCCTTCGCGGGGAATCCAGCCGGGCACGTTCAGGCGCAGGTTGGACAGCGCGGTGTCGATCATGTCCTGGTCGGATACGTCGAAGGGGCGCAGGTCGACATAGGCGGTGATGTCCGGCGAGGGCTGAGTCATGTGATCGGCGCTCCCTGCGGCTGGGGATTGCGGGTCCAGGAGACGGTGACCGCTTCGCTGCCATCGGTCAGTTGCGCCTGGCCGACCTCGGTCACCTGAATGTCCGGCCCGAAGTCCAGGAGGTGACGCTGGAGCGCGCCCAGGGCGAACCCGTTGAACACGGGGTCGGCCACACCGAAGGTGGGGCACTGGATGCGCTCACCGGGACGCACGAGCACGGCCACCGCGATCTCCTCCTCGATCTCGGTGTCCGAATCCTGCTCCACGGTCGCCACGGCTCCGGTGGAGTCCAGACGGAACGGGAAACTGATCACTCGTACGGCCACGGGTGGCATCGTCGCACGTGGCCGCCGTGCGCTCGGGTAGCCTCGCCCGCCTCACGGGCTGGCCGCCAGCCAGGGGATCTGTGCGAGCAGGTTGTAGCCGGTCAGCGTCCCCATGTTCAGCGGCGTGGTGGGCAGCGCGGTCAGCGTGGACGCGGTGGTCGACACCGAGGTCAAGGTGTTCAGATCCTGGTTGAGCAGAGTGGCGCTGGTGACGACGGGACTACAGGTGAGCACCGTGGCGGTGGTCTGGCCAGTGGCCAGGAAACCGATCACCAGATAGTCCCCGGCGGCCAGGGAGAACGCGCTGGCGCCCAGCGTCCAGTCCTGCCGACCGGCGGCCAGGCTCACGCTCGCGGTGCCCCGGAAGGTCAACGCGGTGGTGCTGGGGCCGGAATACGCCGCGACCTTGACCGTGCCGGCCACCCCGGCCGTGGCCAGGCAGAACTTGATCACATTGATCGTGACGGCCCGATGGGCGCGCATCTTGGCGTAGAAGCCGTGCCCGGCCGACAGGGTGTACACCGAGGCACTGGCCAGCGCGCGCGGCAGGGTACTGAGATAGTCGGAGTAG